CGTGGCTCCATAAGGAGTCCACCGTGTGTTACACGGTTTAGTCAATCAGCACTTTATAGATGAAGTGGCGATGGAAGCGAGGGACTTCCTCGATGCTTGGCATCTTGTACTGTTTGGCTAACTGCTCGCGAACAAACTCAAGGGCTGGTGAGCGCACTGAGGATTCGTCGAGGATTGATGAAACGCGGAAGAGTGAGATTTCTCCTGATTCAACGGGAAACTCTGGATAGAGAGCGAGACGCTCAAGTTTAATGGCATCTCTAAAATTGTCCATTCCAAAGGCAGTTCGGGATAAGAACTCAACTTCGTCGGCTGAGCGGCCCTGAAGAACCTTGTCGGGATTGAACTCCCATTCAAATTCACGCTTAATAGCTATGCTAATGGCGTGTAAGTCAAGACGTTGGCCTTTGTGGCATTGTGAAACACCATCGTCGCCCTGGGTCTTAACTGAGCGGGGAAAGCGGCCGGAAAACCGTCGGAATATGTACAAAATGCGGATGAAGTTTATGATACTATCGATCATTATGGTAAAGTAACTACCACTAGGTACACCTGCAGTTTTAAAGTAAATGTTGCCGTCGGAGGCAGCGATCTTGCGTGTCATGAAAAGTTGCTTAACAAATTCCCAAGCCATGCGGGTTTCGGCATTAGGAAAAGTGAGCATTGACTCTAGTAGCTTGAAAGCTAACTCAATCTCAAAACGTTGTGCACTGGCATCGAAACTTGACCAATCTGTGGTATATAGCCAAGCGTCTGGTGTCATTGAATACTCCCTGAGTAGTTCTGGTACTGCGGAGCGGGGATCCTTTCCTATGAAGAAGAACGTGTCGTGCTCAACAAAGAAATCAAGCAGTGGACGTGCAAATAATCCTTCGAGTAGGATATAGGTAAAATGTTCACCCCAAACGTTCCTAACTTTCAACTTTTCTGGAATGTAAGTTAGTTGGGTCCTAACAAATGAGACATCTGGTACACTGTTTTCGATTGCTGTTGCTATGGTAGTGTCGCCGCGAACGAGTGACATGATAAGAGCGTTAGCTTGCTTAAAAGCTCGCACGTGATTAGTCTCAAAGGGTGGCCCTTTTAGTCCTCCAAAAGCAAAACCTGCTGATGAATCTGGCTCGTAAGGTACGTACTTTAAATCGGATAAGAAATCCATTGCTTGAACCTTTTCGAATTGGCCGAACATGGTGGTGACATGCTCAACTGTTTCTGCCCATGCTACATCAGTTGGTGCTGGAAGAACTGGTCTGTCGTAGGCTAGAAGTGACTGTAGGTGGTGTTCCTTATCATAGAAGCTTCTGGCCCAGCCGCTAAAGCGCCGGTTAAACCTGCGAAGACATAGCAGTTTAACATATAAATAGCGCAATATCGGTGAAGGGGGTGCTCTTCATGTAGAGCATTGCTTACTCATGCTCAGAGACATAGTATGCCCTGAGTAGGGGAGCGATGAAGTCGTCTGTGAAGACTGCTCCTTCTTCCCTTCGAATCGGAAGGCGATGTGTGGCGCCCTCCAGCAGATACAGCCCGGTGTGGGCTGTCACAATTATGGTCGCAATAGACGCTAGGCTCAAAGCCTTAACCATTCT